TCGTCAATCTTAGTAAGAACCTTCTTAAGCTTCTGGGCGTGATCAAAATCAATTGTCTCAACAAGCTTCTGAAGCTTAGCTGTGTGATCGGCATCAATGGACTCAACTAAGGACTGAAGCTTAGCTGTGTGATCTTCGTCAATCTTAGTAACAGCTGCTTCTACTTGAAGTTCAGCTCTCTGTTCGGCCTTATCATTAACGGCTTGTTCGAAAGCTTCGTGAACGGCGGTGAGTGTTTCCTCTGTGATGAGGTCCTTAAATTGCTCTTTGAGAATTTGCTTGAAGTCCATATATTGTATATTTATTTATTCTATTTAGGTTACTTTTCTTGTGAAACGTAGTTACGAATCTTAGTTTTAATCTTTTCAGCTACAGCATCTTGTAGAGCTGTTTGTGCATCAGAATAGTCTTTATTAGCAATCTTGCTAATAAAATTTTGTACAGATTTTTTTTCGATTGTTTCAGACATAAAGTTTATTATATTGATTTAAGCATACCGATGAATTTCATCAACGATTCTTTTATAAATTGGTCAGTTCCGTGCTTAGGCATAGAGCGAAGATTTTCTTCGAGAGCCTTATAAGCTTTAGCAGCACATTCGATAATGGATCCATCTGGCTTAATCATCCATTCCTTAGACTCCATAACGGATTCAAGCATTGCATTCTGTACAGAGGGTTGATGAACGACGTCTAAGCAGATAAGGTGAAAATTAGAAACGTGCTTGGCATCTGCTGTTTCATTTACATTACCGAGGGCACGAGAGGATATACCCATCTTAATATTATCCTGAATAAGAGACTTAAGAAGAAGACCCATTGGTGTGTTCAATACCTGAGACTTACCCATGAAGTAATTACCGTTTTGTTTAAGTTCAGTAACAACGTGACAGGCATTAACAGGGTTAACTTCTGTTGACTGAGGGTGATTCATTTCACCAATAGCCCGACGAGATTTAACCATATCGTTAGAATAACGCTCAACCTCTTTAGCCATTTCATCAAGTCTATAAATACGACCGTTTTGATTCTTTTCTTCAGCCATTAAGAAAGGACCAGTAATATAGAGCTTTTGTTCCCCTTGACGGTTTTTTTCTTCGATCATGAAATCGAGACCATCGTGGATATCTTCGACTAAAAATTTGAGTCCCATAGGTAGATAATATTATTTATACAGCTGATTGCTATTTTCTATATTAATTTGAATAAATATGTGAAATATGTTTACTCTATTATTAGCATTAGCAGCTTTACTTGTAGCTGGATCTACTGCTTATTTCTCAACTCTCGGTATTGCTACTCTGTTTTCTGGCAGATATTTACAAGTTTTAATAATGGCAGGATGTCTAGAATTTGGTAAACTTGTAGCTACTTCCTTTCTTTATCGTTATTGGAATAAAGCGCCTAAGTTTTTAAAAATATATTTAACAGCTGCTGTTATAGTTCTTATGGTTATAACATCGATGGGAGTGTATGGTTACCTATCTTCGGCATATCAAGTTAATGCCTCTAAAACAGGTATAATAGATAATAAAGTTGTTCTTATACAGCAGCAGAAAACAACAATAGATGGAGAAATAAAACAGATTAGTGAGCGTATCGATACTCTTAATCAATCTAGATTGTCACAAGAAAAAAGATTATCTGATAATAAAGTTCGCTCAACATTATATATTTACAATGATATAAAAAGAGCAGGAGAAGAAATAAAAGGTCTTAATAGTAGGTTACAAGAATTACAAAAAATGAAATTTGAAAAAGATAATGAACTTATTACTCTACAAGGTGATAATAGTCGAGTTCATGATATAGGGACATTTAAATTTGTTGCTCAATCTTTTAATCAGCCAGTAGATACTGTTGTAAAGTGGTTTATTTTAATACTTGTTAGTGTTCTCGACCCATTAGCAGTATCTCTAGTGCTAGCGTTAAACGTCGCCACAAGAGGCACTGTTTTAAAAGAGGTTGACGAAGTAGTAGAAGAACAACCTACAACAAGAAAAATTAAACTTGGTGGTATTATAGGTACCGGTTTTGTTAAACAAAAATAATTAGATACCTAAATGTTTTTCAGTTAAAATAGTAAACTCGTAACCTTTCTTTTTTGCCCAGGCTTCTGCCGCCTGCCACTTACATTTATTCTTTACATACTCAGCCTGACGCCTTAAAAGAGATTTTGTATTCTTACTTGGTTTAGGTGGTAATGTTTGTATAGAGGGTTTTATTTCAATAAGATATTTTTTTATAGTGCCATCTTTTGTCTTTAACGTTATATTATTATCAACAAAATATCGCGATACATTACCTGTTAATGGATTTTGATACGGTATAATAATTGATTCTGATCCCCAGGAAAGTATATTAGGGTTATGATCAGCCCAACGCATAAAACGTAATTCGTAACTTGACCTATAGAGTATAGGTAGTGTACCTTTATATTTGTCTTTATTAACAGGTTGAAAAATACCTTGCTTAAACTTCGATGTTCTTTTTTTATTCACTTATGCTAACATTTCCATCTTCTTCTAGCTGCACAACCTCTTGTATCTTTACCAGCACATCCCCCTGCTGGTATCCAAGCACTACTTCTAGCACAAAAACTCTTTCTACGCTTAGATGCTTTTGAACCTTTCTTTACTTTACCGGTAACAGGTGCTTTAAGATGGGAACCAGTAGCACGGTTATACTTTGCTCTTCCTTTAGCTGTTAACCCACCACCACGACTTACAGGTAATTTTTCTCCACGCTTAATGGAAAGACTTGGTCCGTTTTTTTCTTCGAGTAATTCTAAAACTGTATTTGTAAAGTTCATATGCTAAAATATTTATTAAAGCTAGTTTAGCAGACATAATTTATTACTTGTTTAAGAAGTGAAGCTACAAAGAAACTACCCGGTAATAAAAATTTCATAATAGTACCTAAAAAGAACATAGGCGGGGTTACATCTTCCATATTATTTTTTAATTCAGTTTCTAAAGCATCCCTTTCGGCAATACCTTGATTCATAAAGTCTGTTGAATTAACTGAACCACCGCCAAAGAGGTTAGTACCGGAGAATTTACCTCTAACATTTGCTACAGCAATCTTAGTAAGAGCTAATGTGTATCTATAAACCCATCTTTCACTAATAAGATCTACAATCGGTCTTTCAATATAACAACCAACAATACCGAGATAAGTTTGTTCAGGTATTGGTTCAGGTATAATTCTTAAAATCTGTGTTCTCGGATCAAATCTAAAGTGGGGAGTCATTGCAAGAACCTTATTTCTTGTATCAATAAATCCCTTGAGAACTTCCCAACTTGTAAGATCAAATCCAAAATTACCAATCATATACGATGAGTAAATTTGCTGAGCCATAGCCTGCTCTAAAGTAAACAAGGTATTAATACCAGTTGACTCACCGTAATTAAAAGAGAAGCAGTCTAGAACTCTTCTATAGGACTCAAGATCAAAGTCATATCCTGCTGACAGAGTAGGTGCAAGAGAGGTTGATAATTCTGTTGTTTGATTAATGAGTGTTACAACATCAATACCTTTACCTCTAATATATTTTCTAGAATCAAATACTAAAAACTCTTCTGTATACCCGGCATACTTTGTAAAGAATTCCATAGCAGTAGCTATGTTGTCGTAAATCTGTTCGTCAGCTATTTCAATATTAACTAGTGGTTCACCTAACTGACGACGGATACGTTGAGCCAAAGCAGAGTAGCTCTTAACAACAGGATTAAAGTTAGTAGAGCCTGGAGTATACCTTGGTAGAACGTTCATATAGATTATTTAATTAAAAGAATAAATAAAAGAAACGGTTAGGTAAGTAGTTAGAGCTATTTACCAACTCTTGGATAACTAAGAGCTGTCCCGTTTTAATAATTATGGATAACGTACAGGACAAACAAACATCAAACTATAATATTGTCGAGAATATTAAGAACAATGTAACAAACAAAGGTATTTATAAAATTACCTGTTTAACAAATAAAAAATTTTATATTGGTAGCTCTACCAATATTCGATATCGCATTCAAAGACACTTTAAAGAGCTAGAACAAAATATACATTTAAACAGGTATATGCAAGCTTCTTTTAACAAATACGGAAAAGATAGTTTTGTAGTTGAATGTATTGAACCTTGTTTAAAGGAGCTTACAAATAACGAACTACTAAATTTAGAACAAAAATATTTAGATGCTCTTAAACCGTATAATGTAAATATAGGTTTTAATATTTGTCAAAAAGCAGCTTTTCCTCCAAACCGTAAAGGTAAAAAACTATCTGCAGAGCATAAACAAAATATTTCAAAAGCTCTTAAAAATAAACCTAGAGACTCTAATTGGATTAGCCCGTTAAAAGGTAAAACAGCAAAAGAGATTCGTGGTCAACATTGGGTTAATCCTAGAAAAGGTAAAACAGCAAAAGAGATTTGCGGTGAAAACTGGATTGACCCTAGAAAGGGTAAAACATATAAAGAAATTTATGGCGAAAAATGGGAAATACAACGTCAAAAATTAATAAATTCCCATAAAGAAAAACCTCTTACTAAGGAACATAAACAAAATATTTCAAACGCCTTAAAGGGTAGATCTACATCTATTCAACATAGACAAAATCTTTCGAAGGCAAACAGGGGTAGAGCTCTATCTAAAGCCCACAAACAAAATATTTCAAAAGCAAAAAAAGGAAAACAGTATAGAATAGATTTAATAACACTTTTTAACATTAAAACTAATGCGGCAAAAACAATGTCTTATAGTGATTGGAGAAGACAAAGTATAGCTATACACACACTTTTAAAAGGGAAAATAAAAACATCAAAAGGATGGTCTCTTTATAATTCTGGTAAATTACCATAATACCCATAGGGCTCGGAAATGTCTGTAGCGTCATGATCGAAAATACATTTTGCTGCTTTATCATTAGACTGCTCGTAAGGCTGAACAAGCTCTTCTAAGTTTGTTCCTCCGGGCATACGACCTCCTGGACTGTCGTCATTAATTTGAATATTAAGAGGTTCAGCATGAGTACCAGGTTCTGAAGAGTATTCCCAACGCTTACATTTAATAACCCAGATGTAATGTCCCATTAAAGCGTTAGCATTAAACTGTAAATTTTGATCATCACGTTCGGTAATTTCATATGTTGGTGCTCCTCTTCCGCCTGGCCTGTCTCCTGCACCACCATATTCTTTCATCTCAATAAGATCTCCGGCTTTTGGCTCTCTATATGTACCAAATACTTCTTGAAAAGATGAAATATGTACAATACATGTCATATCACAGTCAGCCATAATACCAAACTTTGAAAGCATTATAGCGTCGTTTGTAATGTCGGTTATCATTACAACCGGGCCTGCACTTAAGAATGTTGAAGTAGGGTCTTCCCCGTAAAGAAAATTGTGGGATGAAAGACCGTACCCGTTAGTATAGTATGTAATTTCAGTACCGTAATGTTCTATCTGTTCTTTCCACCAACCACTAAAATTTTCACGCTCATTAGACGTGATACCTTTATTAAGATAGCGGACTTTTTGCATGCTGTTATATAGATGTTAATTTCTTAATACCGTACTTTAAAGATCTTTTCTTCTTTGGTCTTAATTTTACAGGATCTTTATGAAGATTCTCTAAGGAATGTTTTGCTTCACCGAGTTGTCTAGGTTTCTTAATCCATTTTTCTGTATACGGGTGATAGACGGCAATATATGAATCTAAGTCGATATCCCTAATTGTCGGTACGTAGACAATAGGGTGTACGGTGCCTGGGGCAAGTCTGCCACTTACTGTTTTTATAGAATTTAAAATTCTCTCTTTTAGCATATCAGTAAGACCTGCTACACTAATTTTAACGAGTACATTAATAGTACATTTATCAGAGCTACCGGATTTTAAAATTGGACCGTAAACAAAGAAATCTTCTACTCTTGTTTTATTATACATCTCTTCAGCTGTATTAATAAAATCAATATCATTGATAATTTGAAGCTTAACTTCAGGTAACATTTTCGGATCACCGCCATCAGGTGCAACACTAAAAACTCTAGGGTCTAATACGTTATCTGGTATAGGGTTAGTATGATATTTTATATAACCGTCTCTAAATTCTTTTTCAAACAAATTCATAAATGTATTTAAGCTATTTCAGTAAACAGAAATAGCCCCTAAAAAGGGGCTATCTGTGATTCTGTTAAAATGTTAATTTCTTACTTGAAGAAATCGCCAACCTTGATGGTTGACCTATTAGGTGTGTTAGCACCTTTAACCTTTGTAAGATCTTCACCCTTAGGAAGTTCTTTGAGGTCAGGGGCGATTTCAAGCTGACCGGAATCAGCTTTACCCTTAGAAACCTTTACGGCTCCTTTGACTTCAAATTTACCCTTAGGCCCGATTAAGCCGGCTCCAGCGCTGCTAGGTACAGGCTTGAGATCAACAGCTTCTTCAAAAGGCTCTTCTTCGCTACCAAACTCTTCCTCGACTTCTTCGTCTTCTGTCTCTTCAGCTTCTCCGGAGGAGAGCTTATCGAGAATGGACTCAAGATGAGAAATAACAGCCTTGATATCAGAGGCGAGATCGGAAACTTCATCCTTCTCGTCATTGATTTCGTCAGCCAT